CCTAAGTGTTTGGCTCTACCAAAACCATTTTTGTATCTATCTAAGAACATTGCGGTTGTATAAACCTTATTATATTTAAACTCATAGAACGTATCTTCACAATCGATAGCCTCCTGTGGATTCACGTAATCATCCCAATCTAAACTAAATGCGTATGATTTTAAAAGGTTAAATAGTGATTCAGGATAAACCTTGAATGTAAAATCCTGTGTTACGTTAGGGTTGACAGGTGTACCAACTATTTGAATTGTATCACCGACATTAAATGGTATTGAGTTTTGGGACCCTGTATATAGAACTCCATTCAGATATATTTCATACGATGAATTGTTAAGTGATGTTTCAAATGAGATCCCCGCATCAAAACCAAATGATTGTACCTCTGTTGCACCTGTAATTAATGCTGGTTGGATTTGGTATGTATAGGATTGCGTTGCTTGATCAAATGGGTCATCGTCCGAAGCGGACCAACCATATTCTTTAACATTTGGTACTAAGAAATTTGCTCTTTGGAAATTGTTTTGTAATCCTTCCTCATTTTGCCATTTCATTTTAAATCTGTACTTACCTTTGGTAGGTATACCTTTACTTGGGTCGTCAGATAAAACTTGTTCACCAAACTCGTTTGTGAATACATAATCTAAATTCATTGGTACGTTAAGAACATAGGTACCGTCAGGATCTATTACCTTACCACCTTGTTCTACTTGATATACCTCCAAAATAGGTAATCCTTGATCATCAGAATTGATTGTTTGTCGTATTGCCTGTATTTCACCAGGACCGGCAACCAACTCACACAAATTACCTGTGTTATTTTTTGGTTTACAACTAACTTTTAAAGAATCGTCATTTGTTGTAGAAATGATCGAACCCATGAATATTGAAGTTGGTTGTATATTGATATTTGCTTGTTTAGTCAAATCAAAGTCAACTCTTGTAATGCCAACCTGACATAACTCTTGATCACCCCAGAACGGAGCGACATCAACATCAAACACTAAGTTTTTAATTTGAGGTAACTCTCTCAAGTTTGTTGACGTTTTAAACGTAGACCCATTAACTTGAGTTTCTGTGGCTAATCCTTGTTGTATTAAATCTTGTGGTGATAAAGAAAAACAACCAATGTCAGATAAATCAACATCCATCACAATTGTTTGATTACCTACTGGAACCCCAAAAATCATGAAATCACCACTATCATTTGTTGTTACGGTAAATCTATAATATTTGTCGTAAACCTCAATGTATGATTGATCCATTAAAACATCAGCAACATTAGGAAAAGTACCTGTTGATTGGTGTCCTTTGTATGATGGTAATTTAGGTAATAAATTATATCTATAACCTTCTTCATTAGTATCGGTTATAGTTCTATATGGATATAATTCTGAAATTACAGGGTCAAGTTCATCCGCATCATCCAAAGGAATAAAAACGGAAACCTTCGCATTTGGTAATCCAAACCCATTATTAACAAAAACACGACCAACTACAACACCGTAATCAGCACACATTCTTGAGTATAAATCGTTTGCGAGAATCTTTAAGGATAGTACTTCCAAAGATTCCCAATCTTGTTCTAAATTGACGTTAATATATTTGTCAACACCTACTTCGGTTCTTATTCTATATGATTTGGGCATTAAAGATTTCGTTTTTTCATAAATAGTTTATTTCCTATTTTAGAAAAAATAATCTTATTTTGAGAAAAATAAATTACTACGAGAAGTTTACTGATTTTAAGTTCAATACCCTTATATTAATATCCTTATTTGGGTATCTAATTTGGTAGGTTTGTGTTGGAGTTGCAAACAAAGTATCTGCTGTTGGTTGTATTTGTCTTGTCACCGGATCCGAATACGGCATCGATGTTTGAGCTGAAGAATATTGTCCCCCAACTTGATTAAAGAATAAAACATCAGAAACACTTACAATACCATTTTCAGACTGAATTATTCTTCTTAGTTCTGATATATTAACATTTTGACCTAATTCTCTAACTAATGGGTTAAAGAACTCTGTAACCAACTGAATTACTTTAGCAATAACCGCACCTTGATTTTGACTATTATCTAAAACCACATCTACAGTAACGGATAGATCAATAGTTTCGGCAGCCTCTATTGATATGTAGTCATTTATCATACGATAATTAGACAGGTAATTAGCAACGTTTTGTTTTAAAGTGTTTGAAACAACATTGGTTAAACTACCGCTCGTATCATAAGATAACATTTTGATTTTAATCTTATTGTTTTCTTCTGTGATTGCAACTTTTGCTGGTGCCCCAAACTGAGAAGGCATTGTTCTGATGATCGAATTGTAGTCATTTACTGTAACCGCTCTGTTTTGAGCTGCGAAGTTAAATGCAACCATATTTCTTACATCATCAGTAGTAGGTAAGTTAGCACCTCCAATAGCAGCGGTTACGTTATTACATTGTAAACTATTAATAACACTTCGGTTAACAGAATCTGATGGACCATTAACGGCAAATGACACAGTACCAATTTGATTAATTGTATTTATACCTAAGTTACTTGATAACCCACCACCAATTCTATATTGAACAAATAAAGTTGTGTTTGGCGTTAGAGCCGCCCCCATCGCAAAGTTATTAGTATATCTACTCAAATCAAAACCTTTACCATCACGAGCAAATTCTCTTAATTGTTGTTCAGCGGAAATATTACCACCACCGAAAGTCATTTTACAGAAACCTTCAGGTGTATATTCACTAATGAATTTATTTGATGTTGTAATGTATCTACCAACTTTAATACCTGGTTGATCCGAAACTTTAGTAGGGTCTTCAATAAAAACTCTATCTTGCACCAAAGCATCAACCTCAAACCATCTTTCAGGACCAACTGTAATAAAATCTTGTGGTTGTGGAATTGTTGAGTATTGAGTACCAGATTTAAGTAACACACTTGTAATACCTAATACATTTTTTTCAGGTAAAAATAATTCTAAATAAGGTCTTGCATCATTAGCGGTAATCACTCTCTTATATACTTTTGTAATACCATTGACAACGACTTCTCTTTTAACAATAGTATAGTTAATAAGTTTACCACTTGAGTCAAAATTTGGTATTTTAACTCGATTTGGTGATCCTTCAGCATTTATTGGTGACGCAAAATCAATATCGTAAACAGTTTCGAAAGGTTGTCCCGCACCGTTAACTTGAGATCCTCTTCTTAAGATACCACAATATCTTAAATCTTCTCTATCCCCAAAAGCAGGTACAGTAATTGAGAAATCAATCAAAGCAACCGATGGTCTTTGACCTGGTACTTTTAGACCATAAGTTCTTGCAATGTTATAAACTGAATTTTTTTGTCGTGCAAACTGTAATACAGTTTCTTGGATACTTCTGTCAATTTGAAAGTTAAGGTTATCTGTGACCGCCGCATTCAAATCTAACATAACAGAGAAAATACCTGCGTCATTAAAGTTTTGAACTAGATCGGGATAATACGTTCTAGTGAAGTTAATTAACTCAGTTCTTACTCCTTGAAAATCTCGGACTGTATAAGATATATTCTTTTCTGCCATATACTATTAAATATTGATAATAATAAAATCACTAGATTCAAAAGCAGAATCTGTTATTCTATAATCTATTTTAATTCTTGCCGTGTGTTCTAATTGAGAAATGTTGGTAACCCTAAATTCTCGTTCACCATCCATATTTACCGTATATCCTTTATCTTCTAATCCCGCAGATGCTGGTTCAACAGTAATATTAGTCACTTGTAGATTTGGCATGTAATTACCTATCGTATCTCTAATTTCAGATTCAATGTCCGAGAATGTTGGTCCGTCTAAAGGTTCAAAAATATACTCATAAAGACGCGTACCAAAATCAGGTAGGAAATATCTTGATCCCTTTCTAGTCAAAAGTAAGTGAACTAAGTTTGATCTAATCTCACCTTCAGTAGAATTTGTAACATCTAAGTATCTACCCGTGAACGAATCCACAAAGGGAAAAGAAATACCATATGTAATACCATTTGCCATATCACATATAAATATAAGTTAGGTTTTTTTTAAGTAAAAATTAGATCAAATAAAAAACCCTCCTTTTTGGGGAGGGTTCAGAATATTCGTT